CCATCATTTTGTAAGTCTGTAAAGTTTATATTGAATGAAGTATTACATACAACATCATCTACAGGCATAACATCAAATTCATTATTCATTATCCCAAAACTTCTCGTATTGTATGGATGCTGAATAAATACAGTATCAAAATTAACAATATCGGTATTCGCTAACTGTACAGCAAAGCTTTTATAGTCAACCAATAAATTAACTCTATCAAAAACGGTCGGAGCGTTCCAATCCTCTGTGCTTAAAGATAAAATGTAGTTTTTATTCCCTTTAATTACTGCCCTATTACCTGCTGATAGTTCTAATACTGCCGTTATCGTAATTGTTGTACTGTCATTTTTAACGCTTGTAACGCTTTTAATTATATTTGTACCTGTAAAAGTAGTTCCATCTGTACTCGTAGAAATAACGCTATCAAATTGAAAATTATCAATATATAATTGATTGTTACCTATATAGTCGCTTGCATTATCAGGTAAATAATTAAAATTTAATCTTGTTCTTGTAAAATTACCACTAAATGTCCCTGTTGTTTTTAATACTATTGTTACGGTATTGCTTACATTAAAATCTAAAGCGTTAATAGTATTGCCATAAACTAAACTTTGTATGTAATATTTTGAACTTCCGCCATTAAAGCTTTCGTTATACCAACCAATGTTTTTAGGTAAAGGAGGTAATATAACATTTAAGTTATCAGAAAAGTTTTTCCCTATCTGTATTCTGTTAATTAAATTAAGGCTTTCGCCTCCTTCAAAATATGCGGGCTTAGTCGTTGGGTCTTGGCCAGCTAGGTATAAAGGAGTAACTAAAAAAGTATGTGTTAATTCAAATTTCTGTTTGCCATTTGATACCCCTTTTCCAATTATACTAGCCGAACCTGTTTGATATGTTTTAGCACCTTGAAAAAAACAGTTTTGAGCAGTTACAATATTAGTGGCATCTAAAGTCGTACATCTTAACTCTTGTAATTCGCCATCGGTTAAACCTACAAAACTACTTCCATTTTCAACTAAGTTATAATTGAAAATTAAATGGGTTATTGCCGTTATGTTGGTAATCTTCCCTGTGGTCCAAGTTGCTTGTGTAAATGTGTTTGAAACCCTAAAATTATTTGAATCAATAATTTCGCTTACCGTAACTGTCATTACTGCACTACCATTCCAACCAGCAGAATATAATTCTAATGTATCACCTAACCGTAAAGAAGCCATAAACACTGCATTCCTGGTATATATAACATTCGCAGTATCTAAGGTGTTTATATTGGTAGGCGCTAAAATGATTTCATTTTTTGGCGTAGCTACGTTTACATTCTCATAGTTAAATTCAATCTTTTGAGTAACATAATCGCCAATATTGGCCATAAATGTCGGCAAATATGTATTATAACTAAGATGTGACTTAAACGTACGCGATGTTATATTTATCATTTACCTATGTTTTGAAGGTCATCCATTTTATTAAAAAAGTCTTTTTTTGACAATTCTAGTTTTTGCAACTCAATATCAACCTTTTTTTTATCCTCTTCGCTTAGTTCGCTTTTCTTTTCTTCAATCATTCCAGGCAAATAGTTAATTAATTTGCCAATTTGTGAAGCTATATTATTAACGTCTGTGAGTAAATTATTTTCCATCAGGTATCAATTTTGTTTCTTTTAAATTAGTCAAATAAATAGTTTTGACCTTGAATGTTCCTGTAGCTGTTTCCTCTATCGGATTGTATTTCAAACTTAAGAGTATAGCTTCATCACCGTTCGCGGCAAATATACGATTATTATTTAAAACTTTTTGAAAATCATTGAATGTAAAGTTTATTTTATCAAAACTTTTTAATAAATATTGATTTTGTCCGCCAACAAATGTTTGAAAATAATGAAAATTGTCATATAAGTATTCAGCGCTTAGATAAGTTTCATTCCCATTCATTAATTTGCCATCGGAATCTATCAGGATATTTTTTGGAACTTCAATATAATCGTTATCCAATACCAACATCCCCACTCTATTTTCTATCAAGTTACTAAATCCTTTTAATTCCACATAAGGGATGTTTGGCATTTCAAAATTTAAGTCTATACCAAAAAATTCTAATACATCTAATATGTCGTTTAATATGTCAATCAAAGCATTAACCGCATAAATTGCACCATTAATAACTGCGATTAACCCCTCTAATAGAGCGCCTGTTGTTTTAAAGAAAGCATCTAAAAGCGTTTCCATTGCATTAAGGCTTGTTTTTCTTTTGCCCAAAGCAAATGATATACGCTGCTCATATAAACCTCTTGCAAGATTCATTTTAATGTTATTGGTAAAAATAGCATTTTGGATTACCTGGATAGAAGTACCTTTGTATTCAGAAATAGTATTTTTATCATTACTATCAATCGCAAAGCTTACTATATAGTTACTGTGAAAGTCATCTTTATTTAAGCTGTATTGATACCTAGAATCTAAAATGTCGGGAAGTTGATAAATAGGACTCGATAAAGTAAAGTCATTCTTCTCAAAATAAACTACTCCTTTGTCAATCAATAATTTTGCATTGAATTTAGTTTTTAAGGTACGGATAAAGTCTCCAAAGTTTGAATTATGAAATCCTTTATCATCGTTATTCTTAGTTAAGTTGCCACTAAGGCCCAAAAATTCAGGAATAGAATAACGTTCAGGTATAATAACCTCTTGATTAAATGGGAATTGCTGATAAATAGAACTTTTAAACGTTAATCCTAAATGATTAAACCCTATCTCTAGTAAGTCTTTAGTGTACATTGCCTTTAAATACTTAACTGGCTGAATCATCATGGTAAATAATTTTATTACCAAAGTAACAAGTCCAGCAACTAATACCACTACGTATAAGATTTCTAATACTAAGCTAACTATGGCCGAAGCTTCAAATGGATTTGACAGCTTAGCTATAATTTTTTTAATATTTTTAATCGTATCTAGTATTTTATCAGTTACAAAAAATATTGTTAATAAGGTTATAAAGTATTCAGTTGCATAGTTTTTTTTATTAATACAATAAGGTATATCTACGTAATTAGAAGAATTAATTAATCCTATGCTTTCAAGATATTCAAAGCTGAATGAATCTATCTTGTCATTAAGCCAATCAATGCCACCTTCAGGGACTACCGTAGCTTTAATAGTACCATTTTGATATTCGGCACTCCAAAGGTCTATATATCCATTTATTAAATCCTTTTTTACTCCTCTTTGATTATCTAATTCTACCAAAAAAGGCACACCCTCAATAACACCTACACCACCATTAAAGCCATCGTTTAATACTTTTTTTAAAATAGTATAGGCATCATTTGCAAATCTTGAATCACCAACTCCGAACTCAAAGTTTGTAAGTGATACAGCTTCTCTGTTATTGTCATTGTCAAAATTTAATTCGATTTCAAGTTCAGCAATATTATTTGAATCGTTTACCTTAATTCCATTGATATATTCGTTTATTCTCATATCCTTGTTTTTTGTTTATGGATAATAACGGTTTTTTGTACTTGTTTTAAAATTGATTCCCTAATATTACCCATCGAATCAACGTCGACCTGCTGTACTGGTTTAGCTATTAAGTCATCCAATTTGCTTATAATCTTATCATTTTGTTGTATCAATAGGCTATTATATATATTGCTAGCTGTATCTTTATTCTCATAAACAGGCTTATATAATTGCTCAAAATTACCATTAATTAAAGACTTAACTGCATCGTGGTTTTCAATATTGGCTTTTTTAGGAATTACAGCCTCCCCTTTAGTAAGCATAAACGGTATGTCATCTATTCCATCCTGGCCACCAACACCCGAAGGAGTAACCATTTCATTACCATCTTTTGCAAATTGTACAATACCTTTAGCAACTCCTTTTGCAATTAATACATCCCCTAATGCACGTACTGGAGCGGTGTCAGGATTACCGCCAACCTCTGTAAGCCTTGCATTAAGAGCGTTAAAATATGCCTCTGTTAATTGTATTAATTCTTTTTGTCTAGCTTGTTTTTCTAATGCTTCTTGTTGTTTTAATTCACGTTTTGCTAATTGTGCTTCTTCAAATGCAAGCGTATTCTCAGCGCCTTTTTCAGCCAATTCCCTTTGTCTATCAATACTTGTTTTGGTTTTCTCAATCTCTTTGTCCTTTTTTTGGTTAGTTAAATTGTTTTGATTATCCAATTCTTCACTAACCGCAGATGTAACCTTTTGAAGTTGTTCAATTACGGCAACTGTTTTTTCAATTTCAATTTGTTTTCTTCTTTTTGAAATAGCTTTTTGAATATCAGACTCTTTTTCTGCTAAATCTGTTTCTTTAGACAATCTTTCACGTTCTAATTTATCAGCATCAATTTTATACTGCTCATCTACTTTTTGATTAGCTAAATCACGCTCCCCTTTTTCAACTATTTTATCGTTTTCTATTTTAGCTAATACTGCATTTCTTTTTAATTGATTTTGTTTCGCTTCGTATTCTAAATCTAAATATTTTATCGTTTCATCATAAGTTTGTTTACGAAAATCAAGCATTATTTTTTGATTAACATTTTCACCTTCAATTATTTTTTGATTAGCTAAGTCCAATTGCCTTTGTTTTTCAGCTTCTTGCTCTTTTATAATATCAATTTCGCTTTGTTTTTGTAGGGAAATAATGTCTTGTTCTATCTTAAATTGTTTTTCTAAACTTGCTATTTTATCATTTTGAAGCTTAATGATTAATTCATCATTTGCAATCTGATTAGTTTGTGCATCTTTTACAATTTTGGCAGCTTGCTCAGTTTGTGATTCTGTTAATTTTAGCCCTCTTAACTTTTCCCCCAAGATAACCTCATCCTTAGTAGCAATTAAATCATTAAAATCAACTAATTTTTTTTGTTTTGCTTCATTGTTTTTATTTATTTCATTCTCTTTTCTTAATCCTTCATTAAATATTCTAGTTTGCTCATCGGTACTTTTCTTTTCAGATTTAGCCAAATTAGCAATAAATATTTCACGATCTAATAATTGTATTTTTTCGTCAGCTATCTTTTTTGTAAGTATGGCTATTTCACTCCCAGCATTTAACTTCTTTTTTTGAATTAAATCAATTTGAAAAGCTGTTTCACGTTGTATTTGCTCCCTTTTACGCTGCGCATCTTGTCTAGGTAAGTCTGAAAGTTTATCAACTGCATCCAGTTCAGCCTTTACCTTTTCTTCCAATAAATTTAATTCGTCTGCTTGCAATATTTTTAATACAGCATCATTTTTAAATGCTTCCCTTAAATCATCTTTACGTAATAATTTTAATGCTTCAGCTGTTTCTTTTGTTTGTTTTTGGTTTTCTACATTAAAAATTAGTCTATCTCTTTGTTGTTTTAATTCAGCTTTAGCAATTTCAACTCCTAGCTTTGCGCTTTCCCTTCTTTTTTCAATAGACTTTATTAATGCTTCACGTTGTTCGTCAATTCCTCTAGTTGTATCACTTGCAATTTCGTTGAAATCTTCTTCATCTAAATTAAATTCTTGTTGCTGGATTCTGGTTAGTCTTAATGTTTTTTCAAATTCATTTAATATTTTTTGAAGCTTTACACCTGATTCATAAGCTTTGCCAAACTGTTGCCCTACACCTTCCCATGCTTTATCGGACATTCTAGTTCCTTCATTAAACTTATCCCAGTCTAACGAAAACAATCCTTCAAGCTGTTTTGAAAAAGCCTCACCCTCTATTGCTAACCTATTGAATATGACAGAACCAACACCACCAATACCTGAAAGTTGCTCTTTTAATGTATCTGCCCCTTTACCTGTACTTTCAAATGCAGCTTTTAATGACCGTATAGATTGAATAATTAAAGCTATACCAAGCGCCTTCATGGCGACACCTGCTTTTTTACTAAATCCTTCAGTATTTTTTAACTCCTCAGCAACATTTTTTAATCCTTTTACCGAATCTCCTAATCCTGATACTAATTCTTGATTAGATTCTGAAAGGTTACCTGTAACTTTTGAAAATAAATTACTTGAATTTATAGCTTCACGCATTGAATCGGTATAGTTACCGACATTCATTCTATTTTGTTTTAACTTGTCACTATTGGCTGAAATCTTAGTATTGTTTTCATCAATTTTTTTATTTATTTCAGCTAATTTTTTAGCATAGTCTTTATCTGTTTCTATTAATTTTTTGCGTTCTAAATTTAGCAGTTTGTTTTGAGCAACTAACTTATCTTGTGTACCTATTAATTTACTTTCAATTATTGCTAATGCTTCAAGTTCAGCTTTCCTATCTTTTGCTAATTGTTTTTGTACGGTTTGCTGCTTAAATTGTGATTCAGTTAATAGCTTTGACTTTTCCTGTACCTTAATCTTTTTTTCTTCAAGCTTTAAAATAGCTTCATCAACCTTTTTTTTATCCTCCAAAGCTTTTGTTACTTCTTTTATCTGCTTTGAGTTCTTAGGGTCCTTATTGGATTTTAATGTTTTAGTTGATTCTTTATTAATCTCTTTTAACCCTAATACCAGCTTATCAATTTCAGCTTCAAAAAGCTTTGCATTCTTTATCTGCTCAACAAATAAGTCGTCGCTTATTATATCACTACTCTGTACCTTTTTAGACTCTGCCATTTTTACTTAAGTTTTTGCAATAGTTGTAAAATTCAAATACACTAATTTTATTTATATCAATCTTGAAATTCATCTGCTTTTCAATCTGAAAAATCAAATCGTAAAATGATAAATTGTCAGTCTTTTTTTCTTCAATATTTTTTAGTTCTTCCTCTTTAATCTCGATAAACATCAAAGGCTTATTTTCAGCCTTCATAATCTCAATGTCAATCTTTATTTTTAGCTTTGTTAGAAAATCTTTACTGGCCCCGAATGTATCTATTATTTGGTCGTTTATATTTTCGTATACAATAACATTATAATCATTTTCTTTTAACTTTTTGCTTAAAAACTTTAAATTATTTTCTTCATGTAATTTTATCCAGTTTACAAATGGCAATTCATGGATGCTATTATAACACCCCTTTAAGTATTGCCTGATTAATAAATTTGATAATGCTTGGCTTAATTTCTTGATATAGTTCATGTATTGATTTTTCGCTTAGTCCTATAATATCTTTTCCGTAAACTTCGGTTAAATCTGTTTCATCTTTCATGCTATTGGCCACAATGGTAAAGCCATCCTTGTAAATCCTGACAAAAAAAGACTTGTAAAACGCTCCAGTATCTTTTAATGTAATATGGTCAGCAGTTGTTTTGTTTCTATCTCGGCCTCCAAATAATAACTCTGTAGCTTCTGAATAGTAACCTAAAAAATTATCGTTCGCATCGGTACCTGTTTCAAAAAGTTGGTCAATCCTGTTTAAGTCGACTATAAAATTTTGTACTTTTTTGTCAGCATAGATTTGAATTAATATCTTATCTGATGTTAAATTTTTGACATTATCGCACAATTTTTTTAACGGCTTAAACATTTTGCAAAGGTAATAAAAAAAGCCTTAGTAAATTAATACTAAGGCTTTGATTTTAATAATTAATAAACTATACTACAGTTACATTTTTAGCTGTATAGCTTCTTCCATTTGCAAGCGGTGTAATGATTAACACATTACCTGCAGTTTGAGAAGCATAAGTAAGTGTATAAACTCCAGCGCTTTCAGTTAATCCTGTAATGGCCACATCCGCAGAAGTTGTAAAGTTTCTTAATTTAGAAGCAACTGCCCCCACTGTACTAACGAAATTAGCAGCCAATAAACCTTTATCTTTAATTTTGTTACCAACTGATCCATAATTTGTAACTAATTTAAACGTCATAGAGGTTTGGCCAGTAGTAACTGGTTCAATACTAACATCTACTAAACCACTTGCATTTAACAAATCGGCAGTGATAGCTGAACTTTCAATATAAGATTCATAAGATTCTTTTTCAGAAATTGCATAGTTGAATGACATCACTATTTTGGCCATAGTGGTATCAGTCATTTTCACATCCTTAATTTGTATTGACTTAGCATCAATATTTTTAGGATATAAAACAGTGCCATCTTCAGCACCACCAATAAGGTTACCATCACTATCTACATAGAACACTGACAAAGTAACGCATCTATTGCTTTCATAAGCTTCGATGTACTTCGCAGGGAAACCTACTAATTCAAAAGATTGAGTACGGATACCATCTTTTATATAGTAAATCCTTCCGCTTGGAGCAGTTTCCACAACATTATCAGCACGCTCACCACCTACGGTTTCAAGTGTTGAAGTTGGATACCATCTTTTAGAAGTATCAGCGTTATTTAATAAGGCATCCAATACTACTTGAGTAAGTGGTACGCTTGTATCGTATTTATTTTTAGCGCCTGTTGAATCGTATGTTTCAACGAAGAAAGCTTTTTGATAAACACCCATAGGCTTAGCGCATCCGCTAATACCCGTATTCTTTAAACCTGTGCCACAATCACATGAAGCCATAATTTTATTTATTTAACAAGTACAAGTATAATTTTTTCTAATAGGTAAGCTTAAGCTTAATTGTACACCGCTTAAAGTGTCGTTGAATATGCTATTCTCATATCCTTTGTCATTAACATAGATACCAAACTTTATCTTTTCCTCAACCCTAAACTCTGAAATATTGGCTTTATTGATATACCTATTATTGTTAAGCATAGCAATAAAAGCATTCATTAAATTATACATCGGCTTAATAGCGTTTGCATCAAATGAATCAATTTGCCAGTGTTCAAAGTCCGCCTGTGTTAAGAAGTATAAAGTTAAATCTACATTTCTCTCATCACTTTGTTGGCCGTTATAAAATACCTCACTGAATGGCCTTCTTAAGAATACCATCGGAGTTTTTTTAAACATATCACTCTCCATACTTAGTTCTTCATTCGCTTGCTTAACTGTTCCATGCGTAAAGTATGGAGCATGCAATGAATAAACGCCCTTTGTTGGAATTGATGGCCCTGATACAATTATATATTCATTATCAACAAGAGATACAACTGTATAAACAACTGCATTAATAGTTACTTTAGATTGTGTGGCCAAATAATAAGTATTGCAAGTAAATAGCTTATAGGTAGTACCTACAGTTACCACACTTGTAACATTTAGCTTTAAGTCTAAATTGGCTACTAAATCCTTGATTATATCTATTGTATTAACCATATTAATAAGAATAACCTTTGATAAAGCCTTTATAAGTCGGATATGTTGGCTTATTTAATTCAATATACAATTGGATATTTTTATAAATGTCAATGCTTTCGTTGTAGCGTTGGAATAAAAATTCCTGTGTGAAATCATTATTTGAATTATCAACACCATTAACTACCGAACCGCTCATTGACTGTTTTATTTTATTATCCCTCACATATTCGAAGAAAATAAACCCTAATAACATATCTTTTATCCCATTGCTTACAATGCTATATCCGTTTTGCTCAACATAAAGTGTGTTAGTAATTGTTAAATAAGAAGCGTTTACAGGTAAATGATTAACTACGTCAGCTTTATATAGATTAAATAAATCAATACCTAATAGTTCACGTAAATAGTTTTCTTCATAAGCATCAATATAGGATTCAATCTTATCGTTAATGCTCTTAACTAAATCGTATTTGCCTGTAAAATCGTCCTTAACAATTATTAAACCCATTTATTTTATAATTTTAGCAATTTTTTGATTAACGAATATTAAAGCAATTGCATAACTTACTGAATGTATTTGCCCTTTTTTCAAATGCTCGGTATCTTTCAATATCTCTACATTTACACTTGAATCAAGGTCTACATCCAAAAGTATTGAACTTTCAGACGTAGATTCTTGAATTTTAGCCATATTAAGCTTTAGTTAATGCAGTGATTGCAGTACTAAATGTACCTTTAACGAACGCTTTAACGTGTTGAGATTTGATATAGAACGCCAATCTCATTTCAGCTAGAATAGTTACTAAGTTTTTAGTAAAGTCATCGTTTTCATAACCTACAGACAAAGTAATGTCTTCTTTAATTCTCAAGTTACCTTTAGAAGAATCCATAATTAAGAAGTCTCCAGCTGTCATTCTTGCATTACTAATTACAGGTACTTCCATAACTGAAGTAGAACCTGGCAATGTAACTGGGAAAATGTAATTTTTGTTGGCATCTTTAGTCAATTTCATCAAAGCAACATCAGATGGATTCATAACAATAATATTTGCCATAAAGCCAGCAGGCTGACCTGAAATAACTTCCGCAGTAGCGATTTGAGTAATACCAGCAACTAATACATCATAGTTGTTTGGAGTTACAACAGATAAAGCTAATGCACCACCTGTGAAAGCAGTAGCGTTTGTAATAACACCGCTTAAAGTGTTACCTGTACCAGCACCAGCTAATACTTCACTATCTTTTTTCAACTTGATAAGAGTAACAAGTTCATTGTTAATCTCTCCAGCTAAAGCAGGAATGTCATCCAAAGCTTCTTTTGAAGTTTTAATGTAAGAAGTGATTTTTCTAACGTTTGTTTTAGCTTCTACTAGATCAAAGTCAGCTTGTGTTTTAGCAGAACCCTCACCAGTCATACCAGCGCCGCCATCTGGATTTTTCATCTCTGCATAAGAAATGGTATTACCTGAAGTTGGAGCAGAAGCGAATAAGTCAGCGAAGAATGGAGCAGAACGAGGTAATGGAGTAATACCACCTTCAAACTGATTCAACAACATTGAAAGTCCACCTGTACCTACTGCGGTAACGTTTCCTGTTGTCATTGTTGCTGCAGCTTTTACGCTAAGAACAATTTTTTTGGAATCACCATCTTTGATAGAATCAATTTCAGATTTTTTCAAAGATAATTGTTCAGTCAATTCTTGTTCTACAGATTTGAATTGAGCAACTGGAGCAACCTCTTTAAGAGATTTTAATTCATTTGCAAGTCTTACAACTTCTTCTTTAATTTCATCACTTAAAGTACCGTCTTTTATCAAAGATTCGATTTCACTTGAATCTAATTTTTTAGAAATTAGGTCTTCAAGTCCTTTAAATTGTAATTCTTGGAACTCATTGTGTAGTTCACCTTGTTCAGCTGCAGCTTTAGCTAGAAAGTCAGCTTTAGAAATTCCTTTTTCTTCAAGGAATAAATTGAATTTTTTCTTCATGGTTAGATTAATTGTGAATAAAATGATTTGTTTTCTTTAATTGCTAGTATCGGCTTGCTTTCTTCCTTAGTGTTATTGTCGACTAAGTCTTTAGCAAATGATATTTGTTTAGCGTATAACTGTCTGATTGATAGTTCGTATTCATAGCTAGGAGCGTTTTTAATTAAGTAGTTTAATTCGCTTTCTAACTGTTTAATAAGGTCTTCATGGGTACCTTTGAACCCTAAAAATGGTGTATTTTCATTGCATCCAAACGTTACTACACTGCACTCGAATAAATTAAGTTCTTTACATTCAAATGCTGAACTTGTTTTGGTAGGGTCATCCTGTACTTCATCTTCCATATCAAGTGGTAATTGAGTAGATGGAATATCTATCCAATTGCATTTGTCCCAAACGTATTGGAACCCGAAGCTATGCTCTTTATAAATACCATTTGCATAGCGCTCAATAATGATGTCACCAAGTCCGCTTTTCTCTATCTTATGCTCACCAATTAGGCCAATGTTATCTTCTAGTAATGAATTGAAAGTGGCACAAGGCTCTTGTATATTGTGTTGGTGTAAAAATTTTATTTGTCTGTTTGAACTTGAGGATGGCCCTCTATCATTTATTGACTTTAAAAATGCCCCTTTTCTTATTATGTCCATTTCAGCATCTATCGTATTGAATGAAGCATAATAAGCAATAGCTACTCTATTATTAGCGTCAGGCAATTCAACAGTGTTAGCTAATGCTTTGTAGTATATAGGACTATTTGTATTTTTTGCAAATTTTTGCATAGTTTTTCTCTATTTTTTGCAAAATTAACAAATAAAATTAAAATCATATCATTTTTTAGTATTTTATGCAAAAATAAATAATAAATTTGCATAAATCAATAAATATATAAATATGAACTTCATTTCACAGTTTGGTAACTACTTCAATAATCTTTTTGCTAATAACGAAAAGTATTTTTTTAATTCACAAAATAGCCGAATAGTAGGCACAGAGGGGGCAGTTTATCTTGATGTTGAGCAACCATATAAGATATTCAATGAGAATCCAAGCGTAAACCAAGTAATCCGTAAGAAGTCAGCTATGTTTTCAAATATGGAATTGAAATTGGTTGATAAAGAAGGAAATGTAATAACCGACGCTAATTTTGATAATTTTATAAATAACATAAACATTTATCAGGGCCTTAATAGTTTTCTAAAAACTTACATTGAACAAAAAGATGTTTATGGCAATGCTTTTATTTATAAAAATCAAACCTCAAGCCTACAAAAATACCCAACATCCATAAGCTTAATAAGTCCAAGATACTTAAAACCTGTGCTTACAGGAAAAGTATTTGACCAAGTGAGACTTGATACTGTTATTAAAAATTATGAATTGTACAATGTAAATGGAGTAATAAACAAAACATTTGAACAAGATACCGTTTTGTGGCTTCGAGTTACCGACATTGATGATCCTTTAATAGGAGTTTCGCCATTAAAATCGCTTAAATACCCTATTACAAACACAAAATACGCTTACGACTATCTAAATTCTATTAGTGGCAAAAAGGGTGCTATTGGTATATTAAGCGATAACAACAAGTCGCCAATGGGAGGTATGCCGTTAAAAAGTGAAGAAAAAGCAAAAATAGAGAATCAATATACAGATGAATATGGAGTTGGTGAAGGTCAAAGAAAAGTAATAGTTACCCAAAGTGCTTTGCAATGGCAACCAATGACATATCCAACACGAGATTTATTATTATTAGAACAAATAGACGCTTACTTCTTAACTATTGTGGACCATTTCGGAATGAATGTAAATCTTTTTAGTTCAAAAAATCAGACTTACGAAAATGTTAAAAACTCAATTATTCAAGTTTATCAAGATACTATCATTCCTGAAGCTGATTTGTTTTGTCAGGAATTGACTAAATTTTTAAATATAAAAGAAGGTCAGCGAATAGTACCAAGCTATGACCATGTGGAAATTCTAAAAGATAATAGCGTAGTGGATTCAATAAGTCAATTAGTTCAATCAAATATTTTAACTCCTTTGCAAGCGCAAAATATATTAGCAGAAAATTATAGCGTGACAATTGACAATACAGGAAATTCAATCCTTGATAGGCTGAATGGATTAAGCCCTATAGTTGCAAATAATATGCTTGCTAATTTAACACCTAATGAAGTACGTAAATTAGTCGGTTTGCCAAGTGTTGATGGTGGTGACACAATACCAACACCTTCTACAGGGTTTTAATTAGTATAGTAAAAATGAGTATATACAGCGTATCTAATTGCATCTAGTAAGTGATTATATGTGTCAACAGGCGTATTTGTTGGCTTCCCTGTTATCTTATCCTTTACCCACATATAACGTTTACGTTCCTCTGCTAAGTTCTTGCTAGATGCTGTATAATAAACATTGTACTCTTTTAGCTTACTTATGCCTGCATTGATACTACCTTTACCTTTATTGGCAGGTAAACAGTATAAACCTAAGCTTCTAAGCTGTGTTACCATGTCAGGGTCATGTTCTGTGTATATCGTTGTGTTTTCGTCAAATCCGTTTAATTCATAGATTTGTTTTAACTGTATAGGAGCAATGCCAGCTTCATAACATAATTCATGTATAAATATATTGTTTCCTACCCTTGCAACTTTTGCCCCTGCGGTCGGGTCGTTTGTATATCCAAAGTCTAGGCCGCCCCAAAAGTCAGTATCAGGAAATTGGTCATCTGGTATTTCTTTCCAATCACTAAAGATAATACCTTCTAGGTTACCAGTTAGGCCCCTAGCATAAACTCTCCAAAGTTCTTTATCTTTTATATTCTCAATCTTGTAATGGTCCTCAGCGGTTAAAAAATTATTATGCCTATGGTCTGAAATTATAAGCTTAACTGAAGCACTTAAATCATTACTTTCAGCGCTTGTGCCTATTAACTTATCATGAGTCCAAAATGGCGCTGATGGGTTATAATCAATAAATATTTGTTTCCTGGTCCTTATGGCCAATTGAAAAAATATTGAATATGCTATTCCGTTGGCTTCATTTACAAAAAGATAGTCACGTTTACCATTTTTTGCAGATTGTTCATCCAGGTTTGAAACAAATTCAATAAGTGAACCGTTTTTAAAATATATTATACGGTCCGACTTATTCCAGCTTTCAATATATTCGTTTAAGCCTTTAGTATTAAATACTATATTTTCGGTATCTCTATAAGCACCTTTTTTTAGGTTAGGTATAGATTCACCAGTGATAGTTATAACGCTGTTAGGCTCACTACAAGCTTTCAATAAAAGCAGTTGGCACAGACTGTAAGTTTTGCTCGAGCTGGTTCCACCAGCATTGATTAATATCTTTTCAGTGCTTTTATAGTTTTCGTGAAATACGTCTGTACATTCAAAATTAAGCATCTACTTCATCCTCTGAATTTGCAAAATTGCTTCTCCCTGAATTAACATTTAAGTTAAACACAGGCAAAGTATTTAACTCTTTACCATTTGTGGTATGGTCAGACTGTTCTTTAATACCGTTTATCCTTGCAACTATATTAGCATTATAAACGCCTACAATGGCCCCTTCTATCTGATTATTGTCAATTATGTCTAAAGCACGTGTACAGAGGTCGAAATACTGAGTATAAGCTTCTTTATTTGAAGCGTAGTTTCTTAGAGTATCTTCACTGATATTAGCAAAAATACAAAAGCCTTTTCTTGATAGTGGAGTTTTAACAGGTATATAAATTGTTTCCCCTGCCATATCACCTGATTTAATGGCATCTGTCTTATTCCATATTTGAGTTTTCATATACTCAAAATACTCATTAAATTTATTACATAAGTCTTCTGGCGTGTATGAATTAGGTTTAAATTGTAGTTTCATTTTTACCCTCTTTTATGTACGTAATTATTAATTAACGGTTTGTAAGTGTATTCAGCGCTTACCAGGTTTGAACCATCTGTATAGGTTATATTGGCCCCACTGATTGAACTTATAGGCTGTTTAATGAATACGGTTTGATTTGTGCTATTGTAGTCAGTAACATACATTTCAGAATTTGTATTGAAATCAAAGCTTATTAAATTAATTAGCCAAAATTCAACGGCCATAACTTTTAACGTATATTCAATTTCGATATTATCGGATAGCCATACTTCATTACCGTTTTGATACTTAACAAATGTTTTATCTTTGGTTTGTTTTTCAAGTCCAAAGTAAGCATTTGGCAGCCTTATTGAATTGTACCAATTAAGTGAATCAAAGTCGTTTTTAAGTGATATATCTGATATTCTACCATCATTACCGTTTTTGTACCATTCTAGGCGCACTGTGTTATCGGCTACGTAATCAAAGTATTTTGATAGGCAAAACTCAAAACTAAAGTAATTTATTGTAGTTGATAATATAGTTGTTCCTGTACACTTTACTCTATATTTACCTTCTCCGTATGTTGCTGCATTAAAAACTTTATTAAAGTCTAATAAGTAACCAATACGGTCTTCATC